TACTGTAAACGGTGTGGGGAACTGGTTCTATGAAACGTATACTAAAGCTATTGCAGAAGCAAATGCATTTACGGCTATTGACATTACCTGGAAAGAACACCCAGAGTACTTTAGGTCCTCCGAATTCTCCCATTTGTATGAGGCTATGGAAAAACGAAGTCCTCCTTTCTTGATCGACGATTGGGAGAGAATTACAAAAGCTAATATGCCTAAAAAGCAATGGCTTCAGGAGTACGAATGCGAATTTTTAGGAACGGGTGATACTTTTGTTGATGGTATTATTCTTACTTACTTAGCAGAGCATGTTAATAAAGATTTTTACATAAAGTACAATAATAGAATGCGCGTCTGGAAGGATCCAGAGCCTTTTTATGATTATATTATTGGCGTAGACACTGCATTAGGACGAGGATTAGATTACTCAGCAGCACAAATTATAAATATATACAACGGGGAGGTTGTGGCAGAGTTCTACAGTAATAAAACTAGTATTGATGATTTTGCAACTATACTAAACGCAGAGGGCTTGTATTACAATACTGCTACCCTAGTCGTAGAGAGAAATACTGTAGGAAATCATCTAGTTGACCTTCTTTATAATAAGCTAGAGTATGAAAATTTATGGCACGATGAGCGAGGCTTGCCTGGATTTCAAGTAACTGTTAAAAACCGAGAAACTATATTATCTGAGTTAGAAGAGGCTATTAGAACGAATGTTATAAAAATTAACTCAGAAAGAACTTTAAATGAACTAAATACCTTTGTAATAACAAGTACAGGAAAGATAACAGCCGATAGAGGGCAGCATGATGACCTAATTATGAGTTTATCTATTGCAAACTATATTTTAAAGGATACTAGAGACAATACTTTAGTTGATTTTAATAAAGAAAGTGCTTTTAATGACGATTCGGCTCCAAAAAATAAAAATAAAGTGCCTATGATAAGTCATGGGGGATCAGTGATCGAGGATTTAGAATGGTTGATGAAATAAAAAAAACAATAGCAGAAGATGGTGGACAATCAACTTGGAACAATTATGCCACAAAGGGGCCTTATTTCTATCCTAGGGGAGCATTAGGTAAATGGTTTGCTAGATTCTTCGCAACTCCAGCGCAAGATGCCTTAATTAACACAATTTCTGATGTAGAGACCGTAGAAGTGGCTGGCGATACTAAAGTTCGAAGCTCTGATACGGGAGAAACAGGGTCAGCGTTAGGGTTTACGATGAATAGGGCTACCCCTGTTGATTCAGAAATAGAAAGAACGCGAAGACAGAGGTACAGCGAGTACGAAAAAATGGATGAACACCCAGAGGTAGGGTCTGCTTTTGATATTTATTCAGATGATTGCACACAAAAAGATACCCAGCATAGAAGATGGAGTGTAAAATCAGATAGTAGTGATGTTGTTCGAGAAATTGATAAACTATTTAATAATATTCAATTAGATAGAGTTTACTATGACATCTGTAGGAATGCTGTTAAATTTGGAGACTGCTTCATAGAGCTAATTGCAGATATAAACAACTCTGGCGCAGGGATTCAAAAAATTAAAGTGCTTAATCCTAACTATATTATTCGTGTTGAGAACGAGTATGGTTATTTAAAAACCTTTTTACAGCAGCTACCTGATAAAGAGAATCTAAACCCAAGCCAACCAACAGGTGCAGACTCATATGGCACGAAACAAGCTAAATTTGTAGAACTAGACAAAAATCAAATAGTACATTTTCGATTATTTACCTCTGATCCTAAATTTTATCCGTATGGAAAGTCAGTAGCAGCATACGGGGTACAAACTTTTAGGTCTTTAAGATTGATGGAAGATGCAATGCTTATTTATCGTCTTGCTAGAGCACCTGAGAGACGAATTTTCTATATTGACGTAGGACAACTCCCAACAAGCAAAGCTGAGTTGTTTATGGAGCGAGTAAAAGAGAAATTTAAAAAAGAGAAGTATTTTAGGGGTAATGGAGTAGACGCTAGGTATAACCCTTTAGCCGCAGATGAGGATTACTTTGTTCCAGTTAAAGGAAACACGGGTACGAGGATTGAAACTCTTCCAGGCGCAACGAATTTAGGGGAAGTTACTGACGTTTCTTACTTTAGAGATAAACTTCTTGCAGCATTAAAGGTACCTAAAGATTTTATTGTTGACACCAAAGACAAAGCGCCCGACAGAAAAGCTAATCTCTCAGAATTAGATGTAAAGTTCGCAAAAGCGGTAGCAAGAGTTCAACATGATATTGAAGCAGGTTTAGAAGTTATGGCTAAAAGACACTTAGCTATGAAAGGATTCCCTGCTTCACTGATTAATCCTATTCGTATTGAACTACCAGATCCCTCTGATAGATACACTAAAAGAAAATTAGAGATTGATTCTGCTAGACTGGCAATCATCCAAACTGTCACCCAAACACAGCTATTCCCTAAAGATTATATTTATAAAGAGTACTATGATATGAGTGATGGAGAAATTTCTATAATAAAGCAGCAGTTAAAGCAAGAAGCAGAAGACGCTGCTGGCGAACAGCAAGAACTAAATCAGATTTCCCCAGGTGCTGGAGAAGTTCCTCAAGGGAACACGCCAGGGGGTTTAGAGTCGGTACCAACACAAGCACAAAGAGCAGAAAGTTTTGAAAAAATTCCAATGTTAAGGAATAAATTGTTAGAAGAATCAGGGTATAGGGTAAAAGACCAAAGAGTTTGGACAAGAATATTAAAAAAAATACCAAAATCTTAAAAAAACACCTAATTAGTTGTAGTATATAAGTTTATAACACCAGGATGTGGAGTAATTATGTTTGATCATATTTTTGAGAATAGAGACAAGAAAGTAACCAATTTAGTAAAGTTATCTGATTATCTAGGGAGATCCCTTAGAGAAAACGTAGAGATTTTCTCTATTGATGACACCGAAAATAAAGTAACTTTTATAACCGAAAGCGGGAAAATTCTAGCAGGAAGCTATGATTTTAATAATTCTATCTCTTTAAAAGATATACAAATTGAAGAAGGTGAATTGTTTGAAAATGATGAACATTTTGATGAGTTTGTAGATTACAAAATTTCAAACTTTGTACAAAATATATTTGAAGACGATTTCATAGGAGCAGACACTAGTTTTACTAAAGTCTTGCATTTATGGGAAAGTAGAGTTAAATTTTCAAATATTAAGAAAAGTCTTTACGAGAAATCTCAAAAATTTAATGGTTCCAACAGGATTATTGAATCTATTGAGTTTCAACAACTTGTTGAGATCGCACCACAACTTGTTGAATTTCTAAAAGAAAATACTAATCTTATTAATATCCCTGAAATTAATAATATGATTAAATTGTCGTCCTCTGTGTCTACGGCTTTCAATCTCCCAAAACTAACCTACAATGATCTTCATGAAAATGAGTACACTATTCCTGCTAATGTAAACCATACAATATATGATATGATTTGTAAGCAAGAACTAGTCAGAAAAGAACTAGTAGAATCAAAAAATAGTTTTGATCTTGTTTGGTTAAATAATGATAAGATCTCTAATCTTGCAGGACTAATCCACGAACAAGATGAGGCTGTAATTGTTAAAGCTTTGGTCGAAGCTGTTTGTGAAGTTCCTTACTTAGCTTTAGCTACAAAAAAACAAATTCTAGATACGTTAACAAACAATTTAGAGCTTAATGAGTCCATCAAAATAAGTATAAAGGATATTAAATCATTTAGCAGCGTTTTGTTTGAGTATAAAAAGCCACTTAAGAAGCTATTTGTTTCCATGCTTAATGAAAAATACGGAATTAGCGTTCAAAATTTAAAAGATATACCTACATTTAGAAGTTTGTTAAACACACAAACTTTAATTTTTGAAGCATTATCAAAATTATCACCCAAAGGCTCTGTAATGAAAGAGGTTCTTTCTGAAACAGCCCAAATGCTTAAAACAAAGAATGGCGTAGAGTCTGTTGATGTTAATAGATTTATTGAACTTATCTTTGAAAAAGCAGGATACACTAGCATTTTGGATGATAATACTTTAGCAGAAACATTCTCCATCAAGGAAACTTTCTCAGAGATTGAATCTGTTGATGAATTAGTTCAAGTTATTTTAAATAAAATACATGAAGCGGATAGACCTACTGGTGCCAGCCCAGAGTCTGAGCATCATACCAGTATGAGAGCAGCAAATAAAACCTCTTCTGACATGACTACAAAAAATGCTTTAGACAAAATAAAGAAACAAAAAGCAGTTGATGCCGCTCGAAAAGCCAGGAAAGAAGAAGAAGATAAAGTAGAAGAGGACTCCGAAGAGGGTTATCCTGGAATCAAAGGAGGGACTAAAGAGGCTCAAGATAAAGAGGATGACAATAAAGGCAAGAAAAAGAAAAAGTTATCTCCTAAGCAAAAAAAAGAGTT